TAATCTAAACTACTATCAAATATCTCATCAAGTATTAATAGATTAGTATTAGTACTATTCTTCATCTTGGCAATCTGTCTCCATGTAAAGAGTAATGCCAAATCTATTCTCATCTTCTCACCTTCACTAAAGTTAGCATAACCAAACACATCACGATAGCGAGACTTAATTGTTTCATTAAACTGTTCATCAAGCTCAAACTTAACTTGAAACTCCAGTGCTGATAGATAACTGTTAATCAATTTATTCATCACTGGTAGATATCGTTTAACAACCTTTGTCTTGATACCAGAGTCATTAAGTAATTGTTTAGCAAGTGACAGATAGTTATTATCTTCTGTTAATTTATTCTTACGCTTTTGAATAGTCTCCAGTTCATCTCTATATAGTTTTAATTTAGTTTTCTCCTCAACCAAATCTGCGTCTACACTTAACAAATCATTTATCTGATCTATCAGCTGTTCATTAAAAGATATAATAGAATTTGCTGAGGTTGTTTTCTTTGCGGCTTCAACTTCCTTCTCTCTGGTATCTATTGTTATATTATTATATAAATCTTCTCTAGCATCCATTTCAGATATTTGTGCATCCATACTAACCAATGCATTAGTATTCGTCACCATCTTATCTGTTCTACTTCCTACTGCATACTTTCTAAAATCATCATCTATGGGTTGGTCGCAAGTAGGACATTCAGCATTGTTATTAAAAAATTCAATTTCCTTTTCCATTCGTTTAGAGTTATCTTTTAATTTTACCCGAACTCCTATAAAATCTGATTGTTCTTTTTTAAAGGATTGTTCCTTTGGTAAAACATTATCTCTCCAATCTACAACTTCAGCCATCAAACTTAATGCTTGGGTATTTAATTCCTCTATATCTTTCCTATTCTTTTCTATCTTACTTTCTAAGGCCGTCTTGGATATTTTACTTTTTTCTTTTGACTGATTTATATGTTCCTCGGCCATAGTAATTTTGGTTTCTGTGAGATTATATTGATGAGCTATATCAATCTCCTTCTCCTTCATCTCTTTCATCTTGTGTTTGAGTATAACATTCATCAAAGAAAATATCTTAATGTCTAAAATTTCTTCTACCACCTCACGCCTATGTGCTGGTGTTAATTGCATAAATGGAATAAAAGATGATGAGCCGAGTATAACCACCTGAGTAAATGAACGATAGTTTAGTTTTAGAATACTTGTCTCTAAATGTTTTTGATAGTCACGGATACTAGCATCTTGATTTAACATTTTACCATTAACATAAATCTCAAAACGATTAGGTTTAATACATCTAATGATATGATAGTGTCTTTGACCTATATCAAAATGAACCTCAACTTTACAATCTCTTTCATTAACAGTATTTACTAACTGATCCTTTTTAATATTACGGAAAGGCTTACCAAACAAACCAAACGTCAATGCATCAAGTACTGTAGACTTGCCTGAACCATTATCACCAATAATCAAAGTGGTGTTATGGGTATCAAAAGAAATTTCTGATGGTGTGTTGCCTGTTGATAAAAAATTCCTATATGATATCTTACGAAATACAATCATTCTACTTCACTTGCCTCTACATATAAAGATTTTAATAGCCTATTCAATTTATCTTTATCTATTGATTTACTATCAATCTCACCTACATACTTTTCTAGTAATGTAAATGTATCTTCTATATCTTCCAATTCACCATCCGCGATTGCATCTGGTGTAAGGTCACTAAAGTCCTCAACAATTTTTAACTCAAGAAACTTACCTTCATTATAACATCTTTCAATGAATCTGTCAAATGTATAGAAGTCTGTTTTCTGAACTACAAATATTTTTACATATGTGTTTTCATATTCAGATAAATCCATATTGAGCATCTCATCACAACTATGGCCGTCATCATAAAATATCTTTCTGAATAGACGATTAGGATTCTGGTAAAATTCAAACTCTCTTGTGTCTGTGTCGTATATATGAAAACCCTTTGCACTATTATAATCGTTCCAAGTTATCTCATACGGAGCACCTAGATACCGAATATGGCCATCGTCTTGTTGTTGGTGATAGTGACCAGAGAATACACGCTCGTATCGTTTAAAGATGTCACGATCTAATCCGTGGTCACAAACAAGACCAGGCATTATTTCATTACCATTAACCTCAAGATGACCCATGGCAACATCAGCCTTAGCTGTGTTGATTACATTTACTGACTCTGCATAATGAGCTGATGCAATCCAAGGTATGAATAAAATATTACTACCACCAATTTCTACCACTTGAGGAACATCTTGATAGGTAGTTATATTATCATACTCTGCACAAGTCAATGAAACTGAATTGATCTCATTATTGTTTTTATAATAACAATCGTGATTACCAACTAACATATGAACTTTAAAATCCCGTGCAGGTTCAAAGAACATTTCTTTAGCTAATTTAAGAGATAGAAAATTAGTGTACTTGCGCCTATCAAACACATCCCCCAAATGAATAATCGTTGTAATTCCTTCCCGAGCAAGTATTGGGAAAAAAGTTCCTTGATAGAACCTGGCTTGGAACTGTGCAAAGGAAACATTATCATTCTTGCCGCCATGGTGCGTATCTGTGAGCAAAGCTACTTTCATTATTTATCAATCTTGGTGAAATGTATACTTGTCTAGCATATCCTCGAATTGCTGTTGGTAGTCTGATTCATTATCATGAGCCTGAACTGCAATACGAGACTCTATATTAGACTCTTTCAGTAATTTTTCTTTTATCATCTGTTGTTTCTTTTCTTTTGTTATTCTACGAACAAATGCATAGTAAATGATCTGTGTAAAATAAGCAAAAGGATTAGAAGATTTCGCTGGATCAAATCTATCAATATACTGCAAACAATTTTCAATACCATCAGAAATCATTTCTTCCCGATAGGTATAGTTAATAAAGTTTGGTCGGTATGATAGATGATTTGCTATCTTTAGAATACACTCACCCAAATAATTAGTAATTTGAGGAGGTCCTTCACCAACAGATTCAGCTTCTTTTATTAGTGTCTTTCTCTCTACAATTGCTTGTAAGAATTCTTTATTATTTACATAGTGAATTGTTTTTTTCTTGGCCACGGGATGTTCCTCATTGTACATAATCTCCGAATAGTCCTGTAATAACTTCTACAGCATCGGGAAGATTATCTAGTCTCCAAGAAGCGTTACATCGAATAAGAGGATGTTCCATATATTGTTCATCATCAGACACGACAATTAAAGGTTTTCTCAAACCAATTGCCCAACCAATTTCAATAATAGTTCCGATAGATGGTCGCCTATCGTTCATCTCTTTGGGTAGATAAGCCAATACTAAATCACACGACTCTGTATCAAGCCAGTTCTTTGCATTGATAGCACGAGCATCAGACCACATAGGATCAGTTGCACCATCATCAGTATATGTCATACCCTCTTTAACAGGCTCACATCGTAAAGGAGAAATACCAATTACACCATATGGTAATATATACCTTACCTCGTTTCGCCATTCAGTTGCTTCTTGTTCGTTTAATCCAGCAATTGGTCCTGCCAGATATATGTACTTCTTCGTCATAATAAATGCCTTTTTTGTTTAGACATCTATTATGCTAACACATTTTCTAGAGATTGTCAAGCCCTGTGACACTCCAATTTACTTTACTCCAATCACCATCTCTGTGTACTGGAATTGCATGACATTTCGTTCCTAGATGTGGACTAATATCATTGATAAGAATTCTACCGCTATCTGCATGACCCATTAATAGAGTATCAAATGGTACACCCAATCTACGGAGTTCTGATTCAGTTCTTTCTCTTACGGACTCTCGTCTACCTGTCATTAAAATAATCTTATGGCCTTGTGCTTCCCACAAGCTCATTCTCTCCAATACACCAGGCAACAACTCATGGTCTTGTTCCATTATGGCCTTATGCCCACCACCCATATACTTGATGAGCGTTCCATCCACATCGCAAATGATGGTTTTCATTTTTTATCCATAAAATAGCTTGACAAATGTTCATATCCATGATAAGCTAAACAGCAGTGTCTCCGAGAGAAAGAGAATAGCATATTAATGTATTATCTTTTTAGTAGGTACATGAGTCATTCTTGAATCTTCTTCGTACTCCATTAGTTGTTCTTCAGTTGGAGTATTCTCTTCCATAATAGCTGAAAGTTTATCAATGTTAGAACGAATCTTAGCAAGTATATCATCATCACTATCATCTTTATCAAGTTCAATACCAGATTCTTCTTTAGCCTTATTAGAAATCATCCGATAGTATACGATTACTTCCGGTGCTAGATTCCCCCAACCTAATATCTTTTCTTTATTGATAACAAACTTAACATCATTAGTAAAGTTTACCCATCTCTGTAAGCCTGTATGCTCAATGATGTGATCAGGACGATCATAGGTGTGTTGTTTAGTGACGCTCATTGGACATTCTACAACAAGAGCATCACTATACTCCTGTAACACTTTACAAAGTACATCATCCCCATTTAGCATTTTGATAACTTTATATGGTGATTCGTTGGTGTCTTTATCTGCATATTCCATATAACTATTTATCTTTAAGCTTAACTGGCACTATATCGTAATCAAATCCTTGCTCATTATAGATACCTATTCTCTCAGAGAAATGATTTAAAGTATAGTTACTCTTATTATTATAACTTAAATCGTCTGATATGTCAAATATATTAAGTTGTTCTTTATCGGCTGACAATCTCAAACCACGACCAATTGATTGTAATACTTTTATTTGGGATTTATAAGGACTAGCAAATATAATGTTATGTATTCTCTTAATGTTTACTCCTGTAGAAAATGTACCATACGATGCAACAATGACACAATTATCATTTTTCTCTACAAGCTCTCGTACCTTCTCTCTATCATCTGTAGGTGTAGCGCCATAGATTAAATATATGTTTCGTTCTTCACCACAGGTATCAACAATCATACTACACAAAGGAACTAATTGCTTTTCTATGTATTGAGCTAACACCAGAGAGTTGCCTTCTAAAGAACAAGTTAGATTTTTTATAAACAGATTTCTTTTAAGATGTGTAGATAAGTACTCCATTTCTTGCTGATAAGTTTTACCTCTCATCAGCATTTTATTTTGTTTGGTGTGTTCTAGTACAAGGCAACGAATGTGTAGATCAGATAATTCCTTACGTTCTATAAGCTCTGATGTGGTGGTAACTTGTTCATGTACTGTAAACAATCCTTCCAATACCAAACGATGAATCTCTGTACCGTCTAATGTTCCGGTAAGGCCTATACGATATTTACAATCATGCAACTTTGTCATTATACCTGTTAATGATTTTGCTTTTGCGAGATGAGCTTCATCAACAAACACAGCTCCGAATTGACTAAAATATCTTTTGTCTAATTTATAGATTGACTGCCATGTAGAAATAATAACTTCTTTACTGGTATTTTTATCTTTACCAGCATACAATCGGTGACAGTGCTCGTCAGGAAACCAACCATAGTCTGCAAAGTCTGAATACATTTGCTCAACTAAACTGGTTGTAGGAACAACGATTAGGATTTTATTTTCAGTAAATTTTTGAATGTAGTATCTTACTAGAGAGTAAATAATAAATGACTTACCACTACCAGTAGGGGAAAGAATAAGGCCACGACCAGACTCCAAAACACTGTGTACAGCATCTATTTGGTAATCTCTTGCTCTGAACTTTCCTTTCTCAATCGACCGGACAAATCTTTCGGTAACTTTTTTATCCAGTTTCTTAACGCCAAAATCTCCTTCGTATTCAATTTCGTAGCCTTGTTCCTTGAGAAACTTCTGGACATAAGGTAATAATCCATAATAGATTTTACCAGTACCAGGAGAGAATAATCTGATTCGGCCGTCCCACATTCTGTTTCGTACAGACGGCATGAACTTTGCTCCTGGGACTTCAAAGGTGAAGAATTCGGAGAGTTCTCGGGAGATGGATGACTCGCACTTAATTCTGATGTACGCTTCATTAAATTTTTCAACTATTACAGACACTATTAATCACCATGAAGAAATTTCTTCCATTCAATTGTATTACGAATTGTCCAGTTTCTGTTGTTAATCTCCCTTAATATTCTTTCCAGATATTCTACTATCTGTTTTGTATAAGCCATACGCTGGCCTAATTGTTGGAGGTCTTTATCGGCCTCCAT